GCTGGCACATCTTCATTCGCGGTTTCAGCCATGCCTAACGCAGCATATCAGGCTATATACAATGAGTATTACAGGGATCAGAACCTCATTAATGAGCAGTACACGCCCCTGGTCAGTGGCGACAATGACGCTAATTATGGTACTGGTACACATGCAGACTGGGACCCTCTTATTCGTTCACTAGAACATGATTATTTCACCTCGGCATTGCCCTGGGCGCAGAAAGGTGACCCTGTTATGCTTCCGCTCACTTTTTCTCAAAACATACCCGTTGAAGTCGCTGGTACTTACCCTACCGGTGCTGCAATATGGCGTAATGTGTTGAATGGTAATCCGGCTTCGGGTGCTGTTACGGGTGACACTACTACCGGCCTTGTTAATGTTGGAGGTTCTACGAATTCTATTCTCGATCCCAATGGTTCCCTTGTTGTTGACGTTCAATCCGACGCCGTTACCCTTGACACTCTTCGGACTGCCATTGTGCTACAAGAATACCTTGAAAGAAACGCCCGTGTTGGGACAAGGTATACGGAAAAAATCGAGGGTCATTATGGTGTAAAGTCTTCCGATGGAAGGCTGCAACGTCCTGAGTATATCGGTGGCACTAAGCAAACTATGATCATCTCCGAGGTTGTTTCTACAGCCCAGACTGGTGCTAACGATGATATACAAAACCCGGTCGGCCAGATGGCCGGGCATGGCCTTTCCGTTGGAGGTGGCAACCGCTTCTCCTATTACTGTGAGGAATTTGGCTGCATCATCGGTATTATGTCCGTGCTTCACGAACCCGCTTACCAGGACGGTATACACCGCTCCTGGAATAAGTTCGATTCGGTCAACGACTTTTGTTGGCCTATTTTCGCCAATCTTGGCGAACAGGCCGTTCAAAATAAGGAACTGTTTGTGAATGGGTTGACCCAGGCTGAACTGGACGATACATTCGGCTATCAAAGTCGTTATGCTGAGTATAAGTCTATCCCTGACATGGTGTCTGGTGAAATGCGTGGTACTCTCGATTTCTGGCACATGGGTTTACAATTTGGTTCTTTGCCCACCCTCAATGCTGAATTTATTGAGGCTCGGTCCACCAAGTTTTCGCGTGTCTTTGCTGTTCAGGACGACACCGTTGACCACGTATACGCTACATGGGTCAACAACATTTACGTTTATCGCGCCTTGCCGAGGTTTGGTATACCTTCTTTTGGTAGTGTTTCTGCTGGACAATAATATGCCTTGCGATTCTCCGATATGGATTAACCGTGCAGGTAAGGATTTTCCTGTTCCTTGTGGTACGTGTGCTCCTTGTAAAATAAGACGTGTTAACGAGTGGGTATTTCGATTGACCTGGGAGGAAGAGCGGCACTCGCTCTCCTCCCACTTTGTAACCCTTACCTATGACACTATGCACGTTCCTATATCGCCACACGGCTTTATGACTTTGAACAAAAAGGATTTTCAGGACTATATGAAGCGATTGAGAAAACTTCATGCTTCTGTTAAACCTGATTGGCCTCCGATTAAGTATTACGCTGTTGGTGAATATGGAGACAAGAACCGTCGTCCGCATTATCATGCAATAATCTTTAATGTGTCTGACGACAGTTATTTTGCAGATGCTTGGACGTTGAATGGTTCACAGATTGGAGGCGTGTTCGTTGGTACATGTACGACAGATTCGATTGCTTACTGTATGAAATATATTGATAAGCAGTCTTTTCGTTCTGTTAATTCTCGTCATCGTCATAGACGTGATGACAGGGTATTGGAATTTTCTGTAATGTCTAAACGTTTGGGTGCTTCGTATTTTGAGGACCCTGCTATCAGGCATTATCATGTTACCGACCTTTCTCGTAATTATCTGACCAAGAGGAGTGGCCATAAAATTGCCCTTCCTCGTTACTACCGTGTTCACCTGTATAATAAGTTACAGTTGGAGGAACAACGTGAGATTATTGAGATTGCTTGTAATGAAAAGTTACAACAAGAAATGTACTTACATGAGGGTTTGTATCCTCATATTGATTTTCATGAGAAAAAGGCCGCTCAAAAGGAAGGCCGACAAATTAAATTTCATTCACGCACTAAACAACGTCACTTATGAAAAAGTACGTAAATCATTCTACCGTTACACCTTCCAAAGGCTATACTTTCATTGGTGAAAGTCTTACTACACCTGGGCAGGTGCTTTCCCTTCGTACGATCCGCGAAAGGTATTCGCGTGGTCAATCTGTCGTTTCTTACCCTGGCGAGTACGACAGTCCATTGCCTCCTGGTTATGAGAATTTGAACCGCATGGAAAAACTCGACTTCGCCCGTCAAATTAAATCTGACCTCAATGAAATGCGTATTGCCGTTGAGCAAAAAGAGCAACTTAAGGCTCAAAAACGTCGTGAAGACGACATAAAAGCAGAAGCAGAAAAAATATTTGCTGCTGCTGCTAAAACTACCGAACAAAGTTCGTAAATATGCGCTGTAAATGTGAAAAGCAAGCCGGGTTACAACGTAGCCAGCGACTTTGTAGAGAGGAGCGACCGCAGGGTAGCGACGAACGAAAAAGGAGCAGCGCAGTTGAAACCGGCTTGCGCCCTTCAGTTACAGCACAATCACTCTGGCAATTATTCCCTTGATGTATAATTGCCAGTTGACACTACTAAATTTTTCACTCACTCAAAAATTTTCATCATGTCTACTCATCACGACTTCCATCCAGGTGGAAAAAAAACCCTCCAAACACTCGTTGAAGATTTTCAACTTACTATGCAACACGCATTACGTCAGGATTTGAGGAGTGCTCTTGAGTTACGCGCGCAACAGGATGCTGGTGTTCTACCTGTAATGACTGCTGCCGAAATGTTCGATTACCTGGCTGATACCGATTCGGAGTTTTACAATTGGTGCTTTCCCGCCTGTGCCTTCGTCCTTACCGCTGAAAATATGGGTCCTATGCACAGCGTTATACTTCAAAATTTCCGTCGTTCTCTTGAACCCGAAGCGGCCAACACTACGGACGCCGTTAAGGAGGGGGGCAACCGACCTTAACCTTTTCGGGAGAGTTGCCCCCCTCCTGATCGGCGTCAAGGTCATTCTTACAACATAAAAATTAATTTCTTATGCCTGATCCTGCTACAAATGCCGCAATCATATCCGGCTCCGCACAACTCGCCGCTTCTGGTGTTAATGCTGCTGTCACTTCCAATCTCAACAAGAAAAACAGGAAGTTCGCAGAGCATATGTACAATCGACAATACCAGGACAACATTGCCCTTTGGAATCTTCAAAATGAGTACAATCTCCCGGCTGCTCAAATGCAGCGATTCAAAGATGCAGGTCTTAATCCCAACTTGATCTATGGTCAAACCAATGAAGGAGGTTCTATTCAATCCGCAAATTTTCACCAGCCCGAGACCCGTGTCCCTGAGTGGGGCGACATTGCCCTCGGTGCTTCGTCCGCTATCGATCAGTACTACAACGTTCAAATGAAGCAGGCACAAGTAGATAACATGCGTGAACAAAACCTTGTATTGAAACATGAGGCTGCTTTACGTGCTGTACAAGGTCAACGCGCTGCCTTTGATCTGGGACTCGAGTCCGAACTTCGTGACACTTCCGCTGATTTCCGTCGTGAGAAACTACGACAAACAAAAGTTGAAATTGGCCTTTCTCAAAATCGTGATTTCCGTGACACTGTTAAGTCCGCTTCCGATCGCCAGGAGGCTATGTCCAGACTAGAGACTGCCGTAGAGCAACGTTCTCTGTTGAAACTTTCTCGAGCAAAAACTCGTGCTGAAATTGACAAAATCCTCCTGGAGCAGGCTAATGTCAGGAAGCAACTTGATATACTTTCTTCTGAGAGTAGCATTAAGTCTTTCGATGCCGAACTTGTTAAAAAGGGTATTCGTCCTACTGATGCTTTACCCTATCGTTTAATTATGGAATTTTATCACAGTCTGAAGAATTTCAAATACTGATTATTAATGAAATATAACCTTTATAAACCTGCCTCGGGGGCTGGCGAAGGCCCCCCGCTATCTTATGGCGTATTAACATCCATTGTTCACCTTTTTAACTCTTCTATTATGAAACGTAGATTTCGTTCCCGCGGTCGCGGTAAAAAACTTCCTTACTATCTTGTTCAACGCGGTGGCATACGACTTTAGGTCTATGTATCAGTATCATATTGACTTGGCAATTGCTGATCGTGACCATGATCAATTATTGTTACTTAAGCAGTATCCTTATGATTCTCGCTTGGTTCGCGCTCGTCTTTATCACCTTCAACGTATTGCTGCGCTTGAGGAATGGGATGAACAGTAATTTTCACCTTTAAATTTGCCTAAATATGGCTAATGATCTTTTCAATCAGGCTGCTACCCCTAAAATTCGGGGTAATACCTTTAATCTTTCGCATAAGATTCGGACTTCATTCAAGATAGGGGAACTTATTCCCGGTCGTCCGATCGATTGTCTTCCTGGTGACAGGTTTACAATTGGTGCTGAAAACATGGTGCGCTTTGCTCCTCTTATTGCTCCGGTTATGCATCGCGTTGATATATATACGCACTATTTCTTCGTTCCTTACCGTATCCTTTGGGATGGTTTCGAGGATTTCATCACTGAAGCCGAGGGCGCTACTGCTGCGCCTTACATCCAGATTAATGATGCGCAGCAATTTAGTCCGGGTTCAGTTCCCGTGTATATGGGTGTCCCTCCTGCTCTTACTGCTGCTGCTTCAGAAGTTAGGATCAGTCCGTTTTTTCTTGCCGCATACCTGAAAATATATGACGAGTATTACAGGGATC